ACTAATTTGTTGCCTACAAATACATTGTTGCATTGTGCATTTAGAGCACCGCCACCATGGCTGTTTGGATCTCGATCAACACTAATAGGTTGATTGTTTACATAAACGTTACTGTACCCTTGTGCTTCTGTGGTTGCACCACATGAACGTTTATCTCCGTGTCTATGAACTGGTTGCATTTGCTACTGTTAATCCTGTACTTTGTTTGATATACATATCACTTGCGTCTTTAGCAGACTTAACTATGCATATAATACTATTTATCTTTAATTTGATCTTAGTATCTGGACTAACGGTAAACATATAAGGCGCTAACGCCATGCCGTTTTGAGCGGCAACAAGTATGTAAGGCTTTGCCAATGTAACATTTTCGTCGGTTTCTGAATCTAATCTTGCGATCATTTCTTCACCAGAAGAAAGTTTAATGCTTACTACATCACCTACTTGATATTGTGTTTCTATTAACATATATTATCCTGTTGAATAACCGGTTCCATTATAACCAGTATCTTCTATGTATTTTAGGAACTCATCATACCCACCAATTACATTATCATTTATCTTAATTTGTGGGAATGTCTTGGCTCCTGGGAAGTTTTCAAAAATTTGTTCCCTATCAAAATCTTCGCCTAATTGTTTATAGACGAATTTAAATTTTCTTGATTCACATAATCTTTTTGCGGCGTCACAATAACCACATTGTGGCTTACCCCATATCTCTATCATTATAAACTCATTCCTTCAAATGTATCTTCACCTACATCTTTTTTAACACCACCAATAACATAACTACTAATTTCAGTTTCTTGTGGTGCTACTTGAACTTCTGCTCCTGCAATCCATTTTTGTGTCCATGGCAAAGGATTACTTTGACCCGCCTTATAAGGACACTTCATACCCAATGCAGTCATTCTTTTGCAACAAATCCATTCAATGTAGTCTTGTAATAACTGTGAATTTAGACCAATCATACTTCCGTCTTTGAATAAGTAATCTGCCCATTGCTTTTCTTGATCGACTGCGTCTACAAACATTTTTGTAACTTCATCTTTGCATTCTTCTCTGATCTTTTCAAAATCTGGATCTTCTTTTGGCAATACTTTTGAAAGTAGATATTGTGTTGATGCTAGGTGTACGTTCTCGTCACGTGCGATAAACTTAATAATCTTAGCATTACCTTCCATCTTCTTAAGCTCAGCGAATGCCCAGCTACAAGCGAATGAAACATAGAATCTAATTCCTTCCAAAATGTTGACACTATTTAATGTCAGCCATAACTTCTTTTTTAAATCATACATATCAACATTAACTTCTTTTCCATTGACCGTATGTTTTCCTAAACCTAACAAATTGTAATAACTTGTTAGCTCAATTAAACCATCATAGTATTTAGAAATGTCGCCTGCACAATCTAAAATTTCTTGACTGTCTGTTAGCTCGTCAAATACTTTAGTAGGATTGGCATATACATTTCTAATGATATGGGTATAACTTCTACTGTGAATTGTTTCTGAGAATGTCCAAGTGATAATCCAGTTTTCTAATTCTGGTAAACTTACTATAGGGCTAAATGCTTCATTTGGTGCTCTACCTTGAACACTATCTAATAAAATTTGACGTTTTAAATTACTCGTAAATATGTGTTGTTCATGTTCAGTAAGATCCTTAAAATCTTTTGCATCTTTACTTACATCAACCTCTTCAGGTCTCCAGAAGAAACCCAACTGTTTATCAGTCAGTTTATCAAATTGTTTATACTTTAAAGTATCATATCTTTGAAAACCTAGATCTCCATCCAAGAAAGCATTTGCTTCAGTATGGTATTTTTCATTGTTTAAATTTATAACGCCCATTCTATTTCCTTTACTATATTACGCAACTTTCACAATAGTCGTCGTACTGTTCATCTGTTTCAAAATCTTCACGGTTCTTAAGTGGTTTGCTTTTAAATTCAATCTCACCTTGTCCGTCATATGTATTAAAATAATACAACTGTTTGCCACCGTACTTGTAAAACATTACAAGATGTTGTAGCATAACACTTAATGGAATTTTCTCATCTGGGAAAAATTCCGGGTTATAGCTTGTATTTACCGATATCCCTTGATCTATGTATTTCTGTAATACAGCCATAATCTTTAAATAGCCCTCAGGTGACTTCTGAGACCATAACAGGTCGTATTTATTCTTTAACCGAGCAAAACCAGGAACTACCTGTTTCAAAACGCCATGTTTTGATTGCTTGACACTTACAAAGGCACGAGGAGGCTCAATACCATTAGTACTGTTACTTATTTGTGCTGAAGTTTCAGCAGGCATAAGAGCCATTAACGTACTGTTACGTATACCACTGTTTCTTAATCTTTCACGTAATTCTTCCCAAGGCATACGTTCTTTGTGAGGTACTAGCTCATCTACTTCTTTTTTGTATGTCATGTTAGGCGTGATACCATCTCCGTATCTTGTTTCACCTGTACCAGTTATTGGCCCATATTCTTCTGCAAGTTCTACACTAGCTTCAATCAAATAATAACTCCAAGCCTCTGCCCATTCATCAACTTTAGCAAGACCACGTTTACCAATATTCTGATATGTTAAATCATTTTTAGCTAACCAATAAGCGAAGTTAATAATACCTATGCCCAATGGTCTACGTTTCATTGTACTCAGTTCTGCCGCTAATACTGGATATTGCTGATAATCTAATAATGCATCAAGACCACGTACTGCTAATCTACAAACTTTTTTAAACTTACTAGGTTCACTAATATTACCCCAATTGATTGCACTTAAAGTACATAAAGAAATTTCACCTTCTTTATCTCTAACACTATATAAAGGTCTTGTTGGCAAGTTAATTTCACAACAAAGATTAGATTGTTTAATAGGTGCTTGTTCTGGTTTGAATGCTCCATGCGAATTGGCATGATCTACATTCATTAAATAAACTCTTCCTGTATTCTTACGTTCTTCCATAAACATTCCAAATAACTCAGATGCTTTAAGAACTTTCTTCCTTATACCTTTTTTCTTTTCGGCCGCTTCATATAATTCTTTAAATTTATCTTGATCCTCGAAAAATGCATCATACAAACCAGGTACATCACATGGAGAAAATAATGTAATATTTCCATTTGTAAGTAGACGTTCATACATTGTTTTATTGAATTGTACACCATAATCCATATGACGTACTCTGTTGTCTTCTGTACCTTTATTATTTTTTAGAACTAGTAAATCTTCTACTTCTAGATGCCAAATAGGATAGTACAAAGTAGCCGCTCCACCACGTACTCCACCTTGACTACATGACTTCACTGAACTTTGAAATAATTTATAAAAAGGAATAACACCTGTATGTGTTGCATCACCATTTCTAATTTTTGATCCAATGGCACGAATAGACCCTGCGCCGATACCAATACCTGCTTTCTGTGAAACGTATTTTACTATAGCAGATGATGTAGCATTAATACTATCTAAATCATCATCAGTCTCTACTAGAACGCAAGAAGAGAATTGTCTTTGTGGTGTACGAACACCTGCCATTACTGGTGTAGGTAGACTTATATCAAAGTTACTAATAGCATCATAGTAATCTTTTACCCAACGCATTCTTTCTTCTTTTGGATAATTGCTAAACAATGTAGCCGCGATCATCATATAACATACTTGTGGTGTTTCAAATATTTCACCTGTAGCTCTGTTCTGTGCCAGATACTTTCCACGGAATTGTTCCATGGCCGCATATGTCATATCCTCGTCACGTTCATGTTTAATAAAATCTTGCATCTCATTAATTTCGTCATCACTATAAAAGACGAAAAATTCTTTATCGTATAAACCACGATCAACGTTCTTACGAGCTATCTCTCGTAAATGCGGTGGTTCAAATTGATCATAAACTTGTTTACGTAGATGATAGTTAATTAGTCTACCAGCTACCCATTGATAATTTGGCGTTTCTTCTGAAATAAGATCTGCCGCCGCTTTGATTAGTGTTTCTTGAATATCTGCACTCTCAATTCCATCATAAAATTGTAAGTGGCTTTTAATTTCTACTTCACTGGCACTTACTCCTGTGATATCTTCGCAGGCATAGAACACAACCTTGTGCATCTTCTCAAGGTCAAGTTCTTCTGTTGTACCGTCTCTTTTTTTGATTGTTGTCTTTGCTGTCATCATTGTCCATATTCTCAAATAGTCTTGTATTTACATCGGCTGTAGTTATAGATAACTATTTGCTTAATGCACTTACATCAATATCTTTTAAAACTTCTAGTTCTTTTTCTACGATGTCTGTGGTGTCTATATTGTTATAATTATAGTTTA